GATAGCCCAGATTTAACCAGTGAAGCAAAAGAAATTGTAAAAAATCAAGATGTAATAACACAAGGATTTGTGCAAGAAGATAGCCCAGATTTAACCAGTGAAGCAAAAGAAATTGTAAAAAATCAAGATGTAATAACACAAGGATTTGTGCAAGAAGATAGCCCAGATTTAACCAGTGAAGCAAAAGAAATTGTAAAAAATCAAGTAGATACTATTAATAACTCTATTAATTTTGCCGATAAATTTTTTATTGATACAAGACAAAAATATGATATAGATAAAAAAAGATTTTTTAAGCAAGTAATTAATGTAAATAAAGTTATTAGAAAATGCTATAATTTGTATTACAATAAACAAACAAAAGAGTGTCAAACTACAAAAGTAGTAACAGCCGTTATTTTTGCTTTTTATCAATTTTTTTATGAAATATGCGAGCACGATGGTTTTAATTTTTATTTTGATGATAATAATGAGTATATTATTACAGATAAGCAATATGAGTTTTTAAAACCATATGCAAATATGATTAAAACTAATTTTATTGAGCCACTAGCAATACTTGGTAATAATACATTAGAATATAACACTGCACAAGCCCTAAATAAAGGTAAAAAATTTAATGAAGAAAAATTTTACAAACAATGTGAAAGAAATGTTGAAAATATCATTAATTTATTGAAAAATATTTAAAAAAACTCTTGACATTAAATTTTTATAGCTTAGAATTGTATATGCAGAAGCTGGTTCAAATCCTGCGCAGCTTACCTAGCCTTCCTATTTAAAGATTGGGTTTTTTTTTTTCATGGCTATCTATAAATAGTGAGGCTAGAGTAAAAGCTGGTTAGTTTAGACATGGTTAAAACAGCATTAATAACTTAAAATAAACATATATGAAAAATTTACAAAAATATCACCAAACAATAAAAGTAGAATTATTTGATCATATGGGTAGCGATCAAAAAATAGCTGATTGCGCAAGAATATCGTTTGGAGACGATAACAATGGCAAATCTACTGACTTGTTATACTATCTTATGGAGCATGACCATTCAAGCCCGTTTGAGATGGGGGAGATAGCAGTAAAAGCAACCGCCCCTTTATATATTGTTAGTCAATGGCAAAGGCAAAGGACTTTTTCTTACAATCAAGTATCATTAAGATATACAGAATTAAAAAGCGAAAACTTTTTTATACCTGAAACATTAAGAAGACAATCAAAAACAAATAAACAAGGTAGCGAGGGAGTTGTTGATAATCAAGATTTGTTGCAATCTATAATGCAAGCAAGCATTGAAAATTCTTATGAAACATATAAAACTTTATTAGCTAATGGAGTTTGCCGAGAGCAGGCAAGGGCAGTTTTACCAACCGCAACAACAACAACTTTTATTTGTAAAGGCAATCTAAGGAACTGGTTGCATTTTCTAAAATTAAGGCAACACGAAACAGCACAAGCCGAGATTAGATGGTTTGCCGATAAAGTAGCCGATATTATTGCTAAATTATTCCCTGTGTCTTTTGATGCTTTCAAAAAATTTAAAGTAGATGCAGTAACATTTACACAAGACCAGTTGGTTTGGATAAAAAGTTTTGTAAATGGCAATCTTTTAACACAAGCCGAAAGTGGATTAAGTGAAAGACATTACAATAAAGTTTATGATGCAATTATAGGTAAAGAAGAGCCTAGCCCAACAAGGTTAATTATGGATTATATGCAAAAACGTATTGATAGACTTGATAAAGCTAGAATAGAATTAAAATCTCAATACCCAGACTTATTGCCATAAATTTTACGAACAAACAATTATAGAGTAAAACAATGAGTAATGCAATTAAACCAAAACACTACCAATCTAAAATAGAGCCGATTGATTTTATTTTAGCAAACAATTTAAATTTTATTGAAGGCAATATTATTAAATATGTTATAAGATATAAAAAGAAAAATGGCTTGGAAGACTTGCTAAAAGCGAAAGATTATTTAGAAAAATTGATTAATGAAGTTAAAAATGAAAAAAACAAAGTAATAGATAATAATAAAGAAACTACTACTTATAACATAACTAATAAAAGTGATCTACAAATGTTTTATGATTATGAAAATGATTATCAAATATGGATTGTTAAAGCATTAGAAGGAATTTTTGCTTTTTCAGTTGGAAAACAAAGTAAAGAATTTATAATAAAAATTTTAAAAAAACAAACAGAGTTATCTCCTTGGTTAAAAAATATATTGTCTTTTTTGCCGCATATTTCATTAATACACATTTTTTATACAACAGAAAATTGTCCATATTATTATTATGACCATTGGTCAATTAACCGAACATTTAAAACAACTGATGGAATTATTAATATAAATTATACTTATGAAAACTAGAAAAAATGGTCTTGGCGAAGAAGATTATATGCATCTTAATTTTGTTGCAGAAATGCATATAAAATTTTTGCAAAAAAAAATAAGTAAAAATTTTGTTAGATATGGCTATAACACAGCAGGAGAATATAGACCTATAAAAACCGCCTTAACAATAAAAAGAAAACACGGTGAAACTGGTGTAGCAGATTATATTGTTGAGTATAGAATTGATGGCATAGACCATAGAGTTTATCTAGAATTTAAAGCAGGCAAAAACAAACAAAGTCAAAGCCAAATTGATTTTCAAAATTTATACAAAGATAGCAAAAACTCTTTTTATTATGTAGTTTATTCAGTCGAAGAGGCTATAAATATTCTTATCAAACACAATGTAATTATATAATATGCCAATTACTACAATTGAAGAAAAAGAAGAAATAGCCAAGTATTTAAAAGATAACTGGCAGATAATAGATATAGCTAGAAAGTTTGATGTTTGTTTTTCAACAATTAGAAAAATTAATAAAATTTATAACTGTTGCAGAAAAATACCTAGCGAACAAGATAGACGTAAACAAAAAACATTAAAAATAGAAAAGATATTTACAGATAAGTACGGCATTACATTAAATTTAGAAGCATTAGAATATTTTAAAGAGCATACTAAAAAATATTTTAATCCAATTTTGTGTGATGAGATGACGGTAAAAGATAAAAGACCATATGAAATACAATATCATATTACCCACGGTTTTATTAATGTATCTTATATTTATCTTGGAGTAAACGAAACTTTTAAATTTAAGTTTATTAATGATTTTTATAAAAATAAACTAACCATAAAAAATTTAAAAGAATTGATTATAAAGAAAAATATTTTTGAGAACATTATAGATAACAATAATAATAGTTGTATTTTTGATTTAGACTTGTTTTTAAACGATGTTGCTTATAAAGAAGCAGTTAATTTATCTAATATAACAAAAGTTGCCCCGAAAATATGATAAATGATAACTCAAAACCAAACAAAGTAGATATGCGTGGAATTCAAAAGAAAAAGATTAGAGGCAATGTTTATGATGGTTTTATATACTTTTTGTTGATTATTTTTCTTGTTGTTGTAGTGTTTAAGTTTATGCAACCTAAACAAATAATTTTAATTTATCTACAAGAAAAAACAAAAGTAGAACCGAAAATATGATACATACAATTGATGAGTATAAAATAATTGAGAATAAAGAGATTGTCGGCGAAATTGCTTTATGCCAATACAATAATCAAAAATTACCGCATATTGAGTATAAAATAAAACCAGAGTATCAAAATAAAGGTATTATGAAAAAACACTTGCCTATTTATCTTGATAGAATAAAAGGCATTGGCAAGATTTTGGCAATTGTTAAATATGATAATTTAATTAGTATTAAGCTTTTGTTAAATAACGGCTTTAAATACATTGGCAATATTAATGAGAATAAAATTTTTATTTATGAACTATAAAACTTGGTTGGATTATGATATTTTTTGATTTATTAAATAAACCAGTTTTGCCTAAAAGTTTGCAATTAAGAATTCCATATATGGGAAGTAAAAGAAAAATTGCAGAAGAGTTAATGCAAATGTTATTGAAAAACTATTTTGGAATAAAAAATAAAATTTTTAATAATATAAAACTAAAACAGGGTAATTTATTTTAATTTAACAACAACCAATCATTTTACTATGAACAAAATATACAACACATTAACTTTATTTACAAATAAACTTGGCGGTAAGCCAATTATAAAAGATGGAATGCCAGTTAAAAAACAAGATGGTACAAATCTTTTAAATGCAAGTTTTAACGGAATTATTACTTTAAAAGAAGGTTTGCCAGCTGGAGAGTATAAAGTAGATTGCTACGAAAAAGTAAGTGCAAAAGGGACTATTTATTATTCTGCAATTATTAAAGAAGATAAAGAAAAAACTATAAAAATTAGCTAAAAAATAAACAAAAGATAAACAAAAAATAAAGAAAACTATTGACAAGTTAAAAATAATACATCATAATTATCTTGTTCAAAAGCAATTCTTGTTTTTGAGTTTGCATCATTGCAAGGGGTGGCAATAGTTACCCCTTGTTTATTTTACTTGCACCAGTCTTTTGTTTTAGTTCCACCATCATAATAAACCGCCAAGCCATTTTTAACTAACTCATCGGCAAGGTTTAAGCCGTTTTTATCTACATTAACTAAATATCTACCATACTTATCTAATTCTAAATAAACAATATTTACTTCGCCCTTGGTAAAGTCTTTGACAAATTCTTTTGCCTTCAAGCCTAGCTCAATCTCTTTTTGACATTTTGCAAATTGCTTAAAACTTTCTGGAGTATCTACACCAGCCAAGCGATGGCTCTTTTGTAGCATATCAAGTGGAGGGTTAGGGTTGTTGACAATAAAAGTATCACCGTCGACAACTCTATCTATTTTACTTGCGAATGCTGATGTTGTAAAAAGTGTTGCAATTAAAAAAAATTTTTTCATTATTTTATCGGTTTAATTAAAAGTTTTTTCTTATGATTTTTAAGAATGATTAGCATTGTTATTAACCAGCTTACAAACCATACTATAGTTGCTTGAAAAATTTTTAATTTTAAATAAGCAATACCATTAATAGCATTAAAGCCAAGCTTACTTAATAATTCTAGGGTAACATAATTATTAACAATAAATTTTGCCACCATTAAAAAATAGCCAGTAATACCGTAAAAAAAGATTGCACCTAAAACTTTTGTAAAAGTTTCATTCTTATCTAATTTTAACCAGTCCCAATTATTTTTGCCAGTTTTATTTGTAGGTATAGGTAATTTATTAAAAAGCCATCTAAATATTTTAAAGTAAAAATCTAATATAAATTTCATAATTTTAATTGAGTATTTTTTGTTGATATTTTTTTCATAACCAAGTCTCCTTCATTATCAATAATAGTTAAATTAAACTTGTTGCCACCAATTGCATTATGAAACTTATTAAGCATCTCTTGGCTATCTAAACCTCTTATTTCACTTTTAACTTTTGCATCAGTTATTAGCCATTTTGCAGGAGCAATACAGCCGTGTAATTGCTCTATCCAGTTAGCTTGATGTATTCTTATACCATCTCTATTTTCTACTTTTAAAATTAAAAATAACGGAACTTTAAATTTAGTCGAAAATGTTTTTTCTACCGAGTATTTGCCAGCAGGAATGCAACAGCTTTCATTTAATTGAGTGTTTTTATCGTCTCTTTTATTACTAACTCCTTTATAAAACAACGGTCTTTCAAGAGTATAACATATAGGGTCAAAATTAATTGCTTCTTTATCTTGTGTTGTAAAATATCCAAGAGTAGCACCGTCGCCGTTTTTGTGATAATATCTTTTTAAAAGTATATCCATATTATTTTAACTTAAATTGATTAAAACATTTTTCTTTTGCCTCTTCATCTGGCAAGCAACCGCATTTTTTTACTGCCATAACAAGAATAAGATGAGTAAATACTGGCTCACTTAAAACATTATTTTGTTTGACAATCTCTTTTATATCTAAACTTGGTATCATTTCACAACAATTTTTATTACTAGTCAGCAAAGTTAAAGTCTTCAATTTGTTGGAGCAACTTACTCCGCTGATTAATATCATAATTAACAATATTATTTTTAACTTTTTCATATTTAATAATGGTTTTGGTTGTTTTTTGTTCGTTTTCTAAGTTAGTATTAGCAATTAAATTTTCGCAAACAATTCGCTCTTCTTCTCTTGCTCTAACAACTGCATTTTTTGTTTGTTGTTTCATAAAGCCAATCGTTAAGATATATACTGCAATAAACACAGTGCCGATAATTTTAATCATTTTTAATATTTAATTCTTTTAATAAATTTTGAGTATGTTTTTGGTTTTTAATTTCGTGTTCTATTCTTAAATCCATTTTATTAAGCTTGCAATGAAAATAAACTATTGAGCTTACCGTTAAAATCATATTAACAACTGATGTTATTATTAAATAAATTATTTCCATAGTTTTGATATTGGTAGTTTTTGTTTTAATTTATCTAAATAAAAAATTGCATTTTCACAATATTTATTGTTCCAACTTGTCATTGAGATGGCATAAATAACTTTTTTTTCAGTATTTATTACACCGCTTAACCATAATGTATGTATATTATCAAAGTTAGGGGATTGTTTTAATATTTCATAAATTGTCGAATATTTTTCAATATTAAAAGTTTCTAAATTTAATTCTTTTGTTTCATTTTCAATAGCAATATCTTTTAATAATTTATATGTTTCAGGGTCTACATTATAATCACTTCTATATTTTTCTTGCAAAGTTAAATCTAATAAACACTCTTGACTAAAATTTTTATCACAAGCCCAAAACTCTTTAAATTTACCATAATAATTGCTAGTAATTTCGCTACTAATAACACTTACAGCAATTGCATTTTTATCACCGCATTTTCTTAAAATATTTTGTATCTCTTTTTTAATTCTTTCATCTTGTATAGCATCAACATAAATAGAATTATCATAATGTTTTTTTATGATAAAAAAACCACTGATTGCAATTGTAGTTGCTAGTAAAATAACAATCAACAAAATCTTATTAAAAGATTTTATTAGTTTAAAAAAACCATTAATAGCATTGATTTTAGATAAAATATCAAACAAGAACATTAAAAATAGGTAATTTAGTTATTTCGAGAGGGCTAGGATTAAAATCTTTAAAATCATAAACTCCCATTTTTTTTAAGTTCCAGCGAATATGTAAAGCACAATGTCTTTTTTGTTGCGAATTTTGTATTTTTAATATTTTTGCTTTTAACCAGTTTGGTAATAATTTTTCTAAAAACTCTCCTCCAAACGGTAAAGATAAATAGCCGTAAGTTTTATCTTTTTGACTTTTAGCATCAAAAATACCATTTTCTATTTGCTGTGCTGTAAGTGGTTGTTTCAGGCTTAACAATGCAATTTTATTTTGCTTGTTAAAATATGAATCACTGGTTTCAAAATTATTTGCATAATCTTTATATATTACAACTAATCTATATTTACCACCTTCAAAAGTTTGTTCGCTTAATTTAAAACTAAGTATATTGTTATTTTTTTTTACTTCATAACAAATACCAACATGTTGCGGAGCTTCTTTATCGCCTTTTTCTTTTGTAAAAAATGGTATAATTTGTAAATACCAAGCTTTGCGATAAAAAGCCAAACAATCGCCGTCTTTTAAATGATTAAAAATATTTTCTAAATTATTTTGCATTTTTTATTTTTTTAAATTTTTTTTCAAAAATAGTTGAGCCAATTAAACCAGAGCCTGTTAATAGTAAAGTGTTTAACAAGCTAACTAAATAATCGTCAAGTGTTTTGCCAAAATGTAGTTTCATAAACACGGCATATGCAATTAAAAAGCCAGCTTCTGTTACCATTAAAAAACCGACTAATCTTTTGCTTGATAATGTCCCCTTTGGGCTTAAAAAAGTTGATTTAAAAATGTTGTATATAAATTCTATTTTTGACATTATAAAATAATTAAATTAGAATAGAGTTTTTTATTGTCAATCAAAATCTTTTTTAATTCATTAGGCGAAATTGTGTTTGTATCAATATTATACAATTCACCAAGATATGGTTGAGTTTGTAAAGTTTTTAAAATAAATTTACTGCAAAATGTTGCTTTGCTAATCGGTTGTTTTTTGATTAACCATATAGCAAGTTTTTTTATAATTTTGATATTATCTATTGCCGAAAAAAAAGCTCTAATTTGTGAGTATTTAGGTTTGATACCTAGTTGCTCGTTTATATCGTTTTGAAATTTAAGAATACTTGTTTGATATTGTGGTTTAGAATATGCTGTAATCATAACATCTTTTTTACCTTCTAAAAACTCCTTGTGTATATCCCATTCAATCTCAATTAAACCATTTTTTGAATTAACTTCATAATATTTATTGTTTATAATAATACCACAATGCTCCCAAAAGCCACCAGTTGTTTTTTGTATTATACCTCGAACAGGTGCAGTAAATAAACGATAAAAACTATCTCTTGTTGAATAAAAAATAATTGTGCCAGTAGGTAATTCCATAATCTAAAAAATTGGTTTAATTGCTTTTACTTCGTCAATTTTTTTGCATTCATTAAGTTGCAATAAATATTTTGACATAACTTGATTTAATTTATTTGTTCGATTTGCAAGATGTCCCAAAATTGATAATGCTAAATTTTTATTAAGACGAACGATAATATCTTCTTTTGTTATAACATTATCTACAACTTTTTTTGTTGAATAATAATAATTTGTTTTATATTGATTATCTTCTAAAATAATTGTAGTTAATAAAATAATGCAAGGGTTTATAACCGATAAACCAGTTTCCATAACTTTAAAAGAAAAATCGACAATCTCTTCTGTTATAACATTATTTACAATTAAATTAGCACTATGTATTGCAGGGCGAAGATTAGCTTGATATAAATTAGCTTCAATTTCGCCTCGCTTATAATTTTTATAATACTCTAATAATTTAGAATACGGTTCTATTTTACCATCAATATTTACCATTTGCTCTGTATTCGTTAAAGCATCTTGATATTCTTGTTCGGTAATAATTATAAAATCACCTTGACCTTCAAAATCAAGTGGTTTATATTCAGTTATTATATCGTCAATGTAAAATGCTTTCATATTATATTCTTACGGTTTTATAAACGTTGGTTGCAGTTCGTTGTGTGCGAAAAGTTGCTGATGCATCTGCCGAAATAGTTATATTGCCAATATATGTATGACCAGTTGCCCCAGCTAATGTGATTGTAAAGCCAGTTGCAATGTTAACAATAGACCAGATAAAACTTGAATTATTTGCCATAACTGGATTTTGAATAACACCACCTTCTACTAATATTCCAGTTGGTAAAGTTAATGTTATATTTGATGTAGGGGTGCTCTGTATTACTAAATTGAGTATATTAGCAATTGTGATTGAGCTAGTAGTATTTATATTTGAGTAGCCACTATTACCCTCATAAACAATACCAGTCAGTGCTATATTCGCACAAGCAAAAGCATTATTAGCATTCCTTGCAACAATCGTTGATGTACTACCTAAAGCTGTTGCTGTCGTGGCTGTGTTGGCAACTTTATTGGCTGCAGTAATTTGAGCTAACATCGTATTAGTCACCACACCATTTCCACCAGTAGATATCAAGGTGCCGGAGCTTGTAGGGAGAGACAAAGTCCTTGAAGTTGCCGCTGACCCTGCGTCAAGGCGTGCGGTGTAATCGTTCCCATCGGATGAAGATGCGTGGAAATCAATGTATCTTCCAATTTCTATTACTCCACCAGCTGTTATATACGGGATTGAATTATAATTGGGACCACTTGCCGCTGTTGACGACAAGGTTAAACCTTGCAATGTGTCTGCATCTAGCCCTGACCCTGTTCCATCTACGGTTTTAATTTTATTTAATACATCCGTAGCTGTATATTGTTGATGCGTTATTAAAGTTCCATCATTATTTGGTAAAGTATAAGTTCTAGTAGTTGCTGTTGTTATACTTGATAATTCAAACTGTGCCTTTTTAGTATTGTCTGAATGATCTTGAAAAAATGTTGTGTTATCGGTTAATGTTTTGTTTGTTAATGTTTCGGTTCCTGTTAATGTTGCACCATCAGTAATACCATAGCCACTAATAGTTGTTGGCTTGCTTGCAATACTACTAAATAAAGGTGCTATTGTAACGGCAGTGCCAGTGCTTGTAATTCTACCTTTTGCATCAATAGTTAAAGGGCTTATTGTAGTTGAATCTTGATAAGTTCCAGCAACAACACCGCTATTCGCAAGTGCAGTTGTAATTGCAGTTGTGCCTGAACCAGTTATATCTCCAGTTAATGTAATTGTTTGATTTGTAGTTAAATAAGTTGAGTTATCATAACTTATTACAGTTCCGTTAGCTTTGACAAAACCAGTTCCACTTAATAAAGGTTGACCTCCCAAACCAGCAAGTGTATAGTTAGGTATATTTAAAACATTAGAAACAAAACTAGATGCCCCACTATTGCCAGTTGTAGTTAAAGTAATTGCATTTTGTTTATTATTAAAAGTGTTCCAATCAACACTAGATAAAAAACCGTTTGTTGTAGTATTAGATTGATCAATGCTAAAAACACCAGTTGTATTATTATAATTTAAAGGACTGGTTGCAGATAAACTTGTTAATGTTAAATAATTAGCAGTCCAGTTAACCCAATTTGTGCCATCGTATCGTAATAATTGATTTGTAGTTGGAGTTGCGATTGTTGTATCGCTTAACAAATTTAATGAATAATCACCTTCGGTTGCTACTACTGCCCCAGTTCTACCAAAAACCGAAGTAACATTTCCACCACTTAAATCAGTCCAGTTGGCACTTAATGTTGTGCCATCTTGCTTTGTTAAAGTAATTGTTTTTGTTGTGGTGCCAGCGACAGATAATGCAGTAGGGCTTCTATTATATGATGTATTCCAATTATTTACAGTTGTATCATTACTTCCAATTAAATTGCCACTAGTTGCAGGTAAAGTGAAGGTAGTAGTTCCAGCAATAGCAGGGGCTTGTAAAGTAGCGGTTCCACTAGTTGCACCAGTAAATTGCACACTGCTAATTCCAGTCAATGCTTGATTGCCACTTGCTCTATTTAAAGCAATTTCAGTTGTGCCAATATAAAGAGTTGATGCACCTAAAACATTACTAGGTATAGTGCCAGTTAATTTATTAGCATCTAAACTAGTAATCCAAGTAGGGTTAGCATAAGCACCACTTGTTGTAATGTATCTGTTATCTAAATCAATACTTGAAAAACTTGTAATATGCCCAAAATCGTCAAGGTTTGCAGATTGTATAACATTACCGCCAGTATTTACTATATTAGCTTGCGATGATGTATCGGCATGAGAAATTGTTCTATTTGTCGCTATACTACCACCGCCAATTAAACCACTTCCAGCACTTATTGTTATATTTTTGTTTGCTTTTTCATCTAAACTAGTCATCCATCGCCAACCACCCTCTTCACTTATATATAAACCTGACTGTTTTGTAATAATACCTAAAACAGTAGTTTGATATCTTACTAAATAAATTTTTGCATTATTTAAAGATGCATTTGGTAAATCAGCAAAATAATCTACTGTTCCTGAAACAGAATTATAAATATTAAGGTAATTTTGCACGACTTTTTGCACTTCATCTTTTAAATCTCTTCTTTTTAAATATTCAAACTCAAAATATCCTTTTGTCATAAAATATGTGTAATAATTATTGGTATATTTGTTGCTGAACTTGGGCTATCTTTTAAAGATAAAACAAAATAATCATAATTTTTAAAATCTAATTTTTGTTCGTGCAAACTATAATTTACTCCGCTCCCATCATCATAAACATCACTTATCATTTCTGTACCATTTTCTTTAAATGGTGTAATTTCTATTTTTGCAGTGTTAAAGTTAACAATATTAGATTCTATTAATTGAAAATTAAATTTTGTTATATTAGATACATTAATAGCCCAACTTTCATTTGCAGTAGTTACAATAGGAGTTCCGCTAATAACTTGTGTGGCAACTGAATTGTGATAATTTTTTACATTAATTGTAGTTTCAAGTAAAGTATCGTTTATAGCATAAAATGTTTTTATGCCATTAAAAATATCTGTTAAAATATAACCATTATTTAAAGATTGATAATCATTAACAATATCTAAACCAGTAATATTTATTTTACAATAAGTATTAAGTGCAATAAGATGGTTGCCTTCTATTTGTAAAGTTAAAACATTACCCTCGGTTTTATACTTTACAACCGCTCCATTAATAATTCTATTGTTTGTAAGAGTTGTAGATAACATATTAGTAATTTACAATAATTTTATTAATATCGTCAGGGCTTTTAGCATTATTTAAAGCTATAATAAAAGTAGTTTCTTTTTGATAGATTGTAGTGTTTTTATTTTCGCAAAAATCAATAAAAGAATTTAATAATTGTAATGCTTTTGTATTAATTAAAGATACCCAAGTTATATCGTCGATACACCGCCAGTCGATAGGAAATACACCAATATTATATTTATCTTGGTATAGTCTTCTTATATTATCATTTATTTTATATGTTTTACCATCAAAAATAATACTTTCGGTTTTATTTAAAATTTCATCTCTTTTTGCTTTTATTTCGGCAAGTTTAGATTGTTTGCCTTTTTTAAAAAGAAAAGCGGTTATTTCTTCCTTGGTTGCAGGTTGCCAACCAATAACATAATTTAAACCAATAGTATCTTCGTTGATAAATTCTGCAATTTCTTTTGTTGTTGTATTTTGTAAATAGATCATAAATTAATAATGTGTTGTGTCAATAAAACCATAAGCGTAAACATAATTTCGTCTAGCAGCATTACCACCCCAAGTAATACTGGCACTTGATGTATTGTTTAGTATAGGCAATTGCCCATCATTTATTGAAAAACCAGTGTCAGCATTACCTGAATCAATAGTCATTGAACCAGACGAAATAGTAGTAAATGAATAAGCATTAAATGCATCATTAACTCCTTGCACTTGCACAAGAGCAACCATTCCATATATTCTTGGCACACTAACATCGTTAGTTCCACTTCCGCTAGTATTTTGCGAAAAATGGACAGTAATTGGAGTGCTCCATAAATAATATCCACTATCTGGAAGATAAAAAAAACCACGAATATTGCCACTTGCATTTGTTAAAAAAAATGCACTTTTAATTCGTCTATATTTAGTAAAACCACTCGGCAATGTAGGGTTTGTAGGGCTTGCACTAAAAATAATATCGGCAACTAATGTTGTTGGATTGTAAATAGCATAGCCATAATATGGAGTATTAACTTGTTTTGTGCCCGTGTCTAAGCCACCTTGATTATTACCTGCCACCCAGTTAGCATCAAGCCGTTTTGTTAAATTGCTTGTTAATGTAGCAAAACCGCTGTTATCTTGAAAATAAAAACTATTAGCAAAAAAATCTACATCGTTGTTAGGATCAATTGCATTAATACCAAAAACTATTGGACCAGTAATAATTGGTAAAATACCAGGATTTGTTGCGGTTGCTATTAAATCTTGCACTGCCATTGTGCCTGCACCAGTAAAATAAGGCAATTTATTTGAGGCACCAGTTAAACCAGCTAGAGCAGTTAAATTAGATACAGAGATTAAATTAGATAAAGCAGTTAAATTAGATACAGAGATTAAATTAGATAAAGCAGTTAAATTAGCATTTAATTGTTGCGCATCAAGAGTTGCCCTTGCTTCACTCGCATTGTTATCATCCATTAACGTTTTGGCAAAATTAGTAAGAGTAGCAAGATTAATATCTGCTAAATTTTTGGTGGTTAAATTATCACCAGCACTATTAACTGTTATTACTTTATTTGCATTTTCTAAATTAATTGGCAATTCTATTGAAGATAAATTTGTTGATTTTGGCAATAAAACACATCTATTAAAAATTTCTTTATTTTCTAAATTAATTAAAGTTAATTTATCAAGAGAAGCCTCTACATTTGCTCCTGAAAATTTATCTGTTCCTTTGTTTGTTAAATTTGTATTTTGTGTTAAATTTAATTTTCTTAATAATGAAACTCTATATAAATTTGCAGGGGCGGTTGTAAATACTACATTACCTTGATTAATAACATTATTATCTATGTTTAAAGCATCATAAGTAATTGTGTAATCAATATTCTCTGTTTTTATTGTTTCTACACCAAGTTCATTTGTAATTATAACTTGTATTGAAAATTTTATTGCCTCACTAGGTTCATAAAATATTGGAAAATTAAAAGCAAAAATAGTATTTGTTCCATTTGCTATATAATCGTTTCTTAAAATAGTTTGATTTGAAATTGTCATATTAGTAATCTTTTTGTTCTTTTGTAATCATAGTATTAAACAATCTATCCACATAAAATAGATTTTGATAAGGAATTAATTTTTTTATTGCTTGTTGTTCGTAAGGAGTTAACGATCCGTCTTTTGCCGTAGAAGATACAGCCGTTCCAAAATCTGCTAAAGAAGACACGGATGGCCCGCCAAGTGATATTAAAAAATTTTTAGGATCTACTCTTTTTTTTCTTTCGTCTTCTGTATCATATAAATCAATTCCTAAACTTGAAGTAACTTGGTTAATATCAAAAAATAACGGAGTAAAAGAAGTTTGTTTTAATGTTTCTTTTACTATTTGATTTGTTTTTTCTGGGTTTTTTTTCCCTTTTAAAGTATTTTTTGCATACATAATTGTATTAGCCATAGCAAAACTTGTTATTAAAAATGCCAAAACATCCGTATCTTTTTTTTGTAAAGCAGGAATTAAAATTTTATTAATAGATGATAAAGTAAAACCTTTAAATTGCAATATTAATTTGCCAAATTCTTTATTTCCCCAAATTGGCATATCTTGTGTTTTAGGATTTAAAGTGACAGAATTAACAGAATTATTTAAAAAAGCTCTGTATAAATTAACCGCCTCTTTATTGTCCCAAGATTGAGTATTTGGAATATAGATCTTTGTGCCAAACCCTTTTTTTGTATAAGAATGTTTTTCTAATTGTTCTTTAATAATTTTATAATTATTTTTCCCTATGCCGTTTTTGTTTAAATTAATTAAATCTCGTGAACCATTTTTTAAATTTTCAAAATTTTTAATGGCTTTTATTGCTTGTTCTTGTATTATTAACCCAGTCCAATTTTTAATGCTATCATCTGCTTTTGACATAAAGTTAACTTTATTCATAAACTTAACTCCTTCATCAATTACATTTTTTAAAGGATTATTTGAAAAAAAAGCATCTCCATTTCTAGTAAATGTATTTGAAACACCACCCATCATATTGTTTAATGTTAATTGCATACAAAAACCAGCCAATTTCATTTCTTCTTGATTTAATTTTAATCCTTCTAATTGAAATTTTTTGCTTGGTAAGGTTGCTAATAAATTTGGAAAATTTTTTAAAAAAGATTTAAAACCATAATTTAAAACAACAGTTGCAGTGTCTCCTAATTGAGAAACAACAGCACTACCCATTTTAGTTAAATATTGATAATTTCTCATTAAAAGAGAGCTTTTTGTCAAAAAATCATTGTAATCATCTTTTGTTATTCCTCTAAAAAAATCTACATAAGAAGTAAAATCATTTTCAAATTGCTTTCTTTCGTCTTGTAATTTATTAATTTGTTTTTGATATAATGTTTGTAATTTTTCTTTTTCTTTATCGTTTAATTTTTGTTTTATTAATTGATTTTCTAAATCATCTTTTAATTGTATTTCTTTTTGTTCGTAAGCTTTTAAAACTTTATTTAATTTTAAATTTTTAGTTCTATTAGTAACATCTAATGTTCCAAATTCGCTATATACAGCATTATCGGCAGATGCTATTCTAGAGTATTGTTCAATTATTTTAAAAGTATTGTTTTCTAAAAATTCCTCCATTTCGTCATAATCCACCCAAGTTAAACTTCTTTCTTTAAATGAACCTCTTTTTGTAATTTTAATAAAATCTTTTGTATCGGATAAATCGTTTCTTGAATTGCCAACAATGGCATCATATATATTATCAATTTTTTGTTTTATATTATTTTCAATTAATTCGTTTGGATTTTCAGTAATTGTTTTAATAATTGTGTTTATATTAATATTTTCGTTTGTTTCGTATTTAAAATTATAATTTTCTTCAAATTTTGCTATAGCATTATCTAATTCTTTTCTATTAATAACTAATCTATCGGTTGATAATATTCTCATTGAACCTTGTTTTGTTCCTTTTTCAGCCTTTTGAAATAAAACTTTATTAACATCTTCTTTTGCACCTATTTTTTTAAAAACTTCGTTTTCTAATTTTTTTATCTCAATTAAATCTTCTTTTATAAATTTTGCAAATGCTTTATTGTATTGCTCTTTTAATTTTTCTTTAAAAACTATGGAATTTTTTTTTATTTCTGCTGTCTTCCAAAAAGTAGGAAAATAATTAAAAACTTCACTTTCTAATAAGCCAGTTTCTTTACTTATTTTGGCCCATTTATTAAAAATATTTTGTGTTATTTGCAAAGCAGATTGAAAATAAGGTTTTTGTTTTTCGCTTATATTTGCATTTTTTAAATTTGCATAATCAATTAAAATTGGCTCTAAATCTTCTAATTGGTTTAAATTAGTATCAATATTATTTTTTTGTATATATTCTATTTGTTCTTCTGATAAATTTTGTAAATAATCTTGATATTCTTCAGGGGTAGAATACATTTTCTTTTTTATATTTCTAATATTAAATTTTTTATATTGTATTTTATCTTGTATTGTTTTTAATTTTTTTTGGTATTCTTCTTCTATTTTCTTTTTTGCCTCTTTAAACTCATCATCTATTAGTTTATTTTCTAGTAATTTTTGTTCTATTGTTGCAGAATTTTTTTCTATATCTTGTTTTTTGGCATTGTAATTTTTTCTATTTTGATTATTTTGATTTTTTTTTGTTTCTTTAGCTTCTTGCAGAATTTGCTCTTGTTCTTTTAATAAAAATTCTTCAAAATTAGTAAAACTTAAATCTTCTTCTTTTATATTTTTTGTATTTATAAAATCACTATAATCTTTTGACAAAGTATCTAAAAAACTTTTATCATTTGTAGTTAATTTATTTGTTGGCAATCTATAAAAATCATTTTTAATTTTGTTTTGACTAAAAGTTTGTAAATCAGTGGAGTTTTGATTGTTTCTTGCAATGCGAGATAATTTTTCTATAAATTCTTTTGTAGATAATTTTGTTTCATTACCAAAATTCGCTTTTTGATAATCTAAATTTTGTTGATAAAGTTTTTCAACATCAACATTAATTTCACTTTTTAAAATTTCTTTTTTAGCTTGTATAGAATTGTTTCTTGCTACGCCTTGTAAATCTTTATTTTTTATAGAAGCAGTTGGGAATAAAAATTCGTAAAACTCTTGAGCTTCTGGCACCATTAAATTTCTACTTCTGCCTTCTATGCTTATTTTATTAAATGTTTTTGAAAAAGGGCTTAAAATTTTTTGTAAAGTTTTATTTTCTACAATTGGTTTAGTAGCTGATATCTCTGTTTTAAATTTTTCAAAACTATCTCTTATTAATTGATCGTCACCACTATTTATAATATCTGCATATTTATTTTGAAAACTTCTAAATACTTCGCTTGGATTATTAAAAATTTCATTAATTTCTTCATTTATTTTTGTTATTTGTGGAGCTGCGGCAGAGCTTAAACTTTTAGGAGCAACAACATCATTTTCTATTTTAACATTATTTTTTTTTAATTGATTATCAAATAATTCATCATGAACATTTTTAAATTGTTCTTTTACATGATTATAAACTTCTTGGGCTTTTTTTGAACTTTTAATACCTTTAAAACCTTCAACTATTCCTTGAAAAATTCCACCAATTCCCATTGAAAATAAAACATTAAATTCACTTTCTTTACGACTTCTAGTTAATTGTGTTTGTTGCAATAAAGCTTCGTTACCAATTTCGCTAATTCCAGCAAGACCTGAAGCAATACCTACTCTTGAAAGAGCACTTCCTAAACCTGCGCCAGCAAAATTTACATTTGCCGCATAAATTGGATTTGTAATTGTCCCTAAAAAAGCACTAGGAACAGTGTACCACAAAGAAGCTTCTTCTAGTATTCTTTTATTATTTAATTCCTCGTCTATTTTTAATAATCTATTTTGCGCACTTAATCTATTTTTTATATTGTAAAATGTGTTTGCATAAGGTTCGTATTCTGTATTTTTGATTCTTTCATTAATAAAATTATCAATATTAAAATCAGGCTCTTCTTTATCAGGGTCATCAGGAAATACATAATTTTCTACCGCTTTATTAATTATACCTATTAAACCATTTTCTCTTTCTTGCCAAGCGCTAAAAACTTCTAATTGTTTTTCAGCAACATTTGTAAATTTATTTAAAAAACTAGGTTTTTGTTGGTTTTGCAATATTTGTTGTTCTTCATCTTTCTTAAATTCTTCATCTTGCATTTTAGCAGCACTATATATTGCATCTAATTCTTCTTGCTCTTTTTCTTTTTGTAAAAAAATATCTTTACTAGTTTGCAATGGAGATAAAAGCTCTTGTTTATTAAATGTCATAATCTTCTTTGTATTTTTCTAATAACAATGTTTTATTTAACTTTTTATCGTTAGCATAAAAATCTGTTTTTGTTAAGTCAGGAACGAAAATTAACTTTTGATTACTATTTTTTTTTGTAACAAAATTTGCAACTTTTTCTTCATCTCCAGTATATATAATATAATAAGCTGGTTTATTAGTTTTTGTAGTAGAGTCAATTGGAATTAATGTGTATTCATCATTAATTTTTCTATTTTTAATTTTTGGATTATTTTGGTTTAAAAGTTTTTCAAATTGCATTGCGATCCAATCTGTATTTCCATTATTAAAATTTTTATAATAACTTTCAGGAGAATACTCCATTATTCTTGGTCTACCTACATTTGTTGGCGAATATTTATTTGCAATAATATTTTTTGAAACTTCCAAAGCACTTTCAGGAGTCGCTTCTGGATTATTAGCTAACTCTCTTAAAAAAATATCTTTAAAATTTTCGGTTATTTTATATTTTAATGTTGCTGGTTGATATTCTGTTGCAAAAAATGACGGATTAAAATTTAAACTTTCTGCAATATTTTTATAACTAAAAACATTGTTATCTTCTGTATTATTTGATTGTCTTTTAATGTAATTTTTGCCAGTATTTAATCTTAATTGATAATCTAATGTTTTGTTTTTATTTTGTTGCGCATCTGTATATTCAATAGCTTTTTTAAAATCTATTCCTAGTGAAACATTTTTGGTTAAATTTATTGCATAATGTAAATTTTCATTACTAAATTGAGTTTGTAATTTAGGAGGTAAAGTAGCTATAAATTGCGCTGCTTGAATTTTATTTTCATCGCTTCCAGCAACTAAATTAGAATATAAAAAACTTTGATATTTTTGAGGAATATAATTTGTTTTTTTTATAAAATCTTTGCCAGTTGCAAAAATTCCTATTCCATTTTTAGAGTTTTGTTTTATAGCTTTATCAAACGCTATTTCTGCAATTTTTTTATCCTCGCTATTGCTTGGATCTATAATGACACTACCACTTAACACTTTATTTATTTCTTGTGTTTCTAAAAATCGTTTTTGTCTTTCTATGTTAATTGCTTGTATTCTTTGATTTTCCCTGTTAATATCTTGTTGATTAATAATGTTTGATTGCAAGCCCCATGCATACAATGTTTGTATTTGATTATTAATTTTATTAAAATTTGCACCTTTTTCTAATTGTCTTTGATAATTATCTATTGATTGGTAAAACACATTAGTTTTATAATCCTTACTTTTTGATACAACGGCATTGTCCATGGCATATTTAAACTGAATTCTTTCGCTTTCAATTTCTTGGTTTATTCTTGCAAATAATTTTGGATCATCTGCAAATTGATTTGCAAAAGATTTGGCTATTTTATCATAATTTGCAAAAGCATTATTTTTTGCATTATCAATTTCTTTTCCATTTATAGCTGGAATTTGTGAAAATTTAATTTTTTCGTCATTTTGCACTGATTGTAATTGAGCTTGCGCATCAAAAAACATTGCATCTTCATATTCTTTTCTATCTTGTTTTAAAAATTGTTCGTGTTCTAATTGTTTTTTTGCAAGTTCCTTTTTGTCTAATAAAGCTTGTCCCATACTAAAATTAATAATAGAATCGCCTAATTTTTTAACACTCGCAACAATATCTTGATTTGTATCAGGAGTTGGCAAAACTGCCGTAGTAGGTTGTGTTCCTAAATTTATTTTTGTTCCATAAGACTCGGGTATTTTTACCATAAATTTTTACTATTGATTTTGCATTCCCTGTTGCATTCCCTGTTGCATTGCTAAATTAATGCCAGAAGAAACTGTATTAAAAGCCGAACTTATTAAAGCATTTCTTGTTCTTTTCTTTCTTTGTTTTCTTAATAAAAATGCTTGATTTTTTAAATAATCTGCTTGCTGTTTCGCATTATCTCTAATCATTTTCATATTTAAAGTTTTGTCTTGCAATGTTTTGTCAAGAATATTTATAACAGAGCCCTCTTGCTCTGCACCACTAGTTGCAATATTCAATTTTTGCTCTCCTAATAATTTTTCAAATTGTTTGCCAGTTTCCAAAGCTTCAAATTCACCTTGTGCTTCAATTAATCTTGCTTGCTCTGTAAGTTGAGCTATTTGTCTTTTATCGGCTTTTTTTTGCATATTTGCCTCATGCAAAGAACCAGTTAAATTTACTCCAGTTCCTATGGCAAATAAAACTAATGGTGATACCATATTATATATTTAATTCGTAATTAATATTTTTAATATTTAAAGCCTGAGGTTCGTCTTGCACAATAGAAAATTTTCTATCATACCCCCATTCTCCAGCTATGGAAATTTTTTGTATTCCATTTGTAAATTTAGGCACTTTATTAATTTCATCATTAAAAGTTCTAGCTATAACATTTGCAACATTATTATCGCAAATAATTTTACCGCCTCTTGATTGAAAAAATTTTACAGCAATTTCATTTATTCGCAATAATTTATTTTGTTGAGATCCAAATTGTTGGAATAATCTTCTGCTTTCAATTGGCATTGATGTAAAAATAGATTGATAATTTAAGCCGCAATGTATAATAACTGCATAATTTTGTAAAAAAACCTCTCCTAAATTATTTACTATTTTTTCTCCCGGATCTGTTGCTCCATCTCCATTAACAACAACGGAAGTGTTAATTAAATGATTTAAACCAGTTATTTTATCAATTGCAATTCCCCAAGAATAAACAGGCAATATTGTTTTATCAAAATCTCTTAATATTTCAATGCCAACACTAGTTGGACTATTATATGTTATAATTTTTGCTCTTCCGTTAATTTCTAAATTATGTATTTCTTTACCAACGCTATTAGCATTAAAAACCGCAACTGACGAAAAAGCCGTAGTATCTGTTAATGTTAATATTGCATTTATTCTTCCATCATAAGTTAAACAACAATCGCTATACAAATAATTAATATTGTCATATTCAAAATTTGGTTGCAATACCTCTATATATCTTTTTGTGCTATTATTAATAGTTCTTTTAACAATTAAATAAATCTGATCGTATTCTTTTTTTGATGGAACTATTACCATGTCTTCAATAATCCCATTTGTTTTAAAACGACACCAAGATTGCACTTCTTCGCTTGCTTCAAAATTTAATTTTGCTATTTCCCCATTTTCTTTTAAAGCCCAAATAATAGAAGTAATGTTTTGTTGATAATCTAATCTTTTTATACCGCTATATGTTATTTGATCGTTTCTAATATTGACATTTGAAGAAGAAAATTTATTTTGATTAGCATTAAAACCAATAACTCTTAATTTATTTTTACCTCTTTGTGAATAAAAAACAGCATTATCGCAATAAACTGGCTCTATTGCATCACAACCAAAAGCAATATTTTTTTGTAAGCCAATATCTGCATTCGAAAGACCGCTTGAATTATTAGATGGTTTTGCAATCCATATAGAATTGGAACATCCAATAATTAAAACTTGATCGCTAAATAGCCATAAAATACTATCATTTGTATTACTTGCTATCGTTCTATCAAAAGCATCATCTACACTTAAAGCGCCAACATCTTCATCGAAATTTTCAAAATCAAAACTTTTACTAAACCATATTTTTTGAGGAGAATTAATTGAGCCAGCAAAAACTAATCTTTGTTCGTGAAAAGTAAATGCCCTTGGAAAGCTTCTATGTAAGCCGTATTCGCCAGCTCGCCAAGTAGATAAGTTTTTATTTACGCTTGTGCTTTGTATAATACTTTGGGATATATAATTAACACTTGTTGGGCTATTATAACCAGTTATTTTGAGATAAGCATAATTTGTTCCATCTTTTATTAACCATAATGAATTTACATAATTTGCATTAAATATTGCAAAATTAGTTGTTAATAAACCAGTTGTGCCAACTCCGCCATGAGTATTAATTGCGCAAGTTAAAGAAGTATTTGTATTTTCTTTTTGAAATGGCCCACGAAAAAAATCTAATAAATTAAAAGTCCAGTTTTCATTAGAAATTCTAACTAATTTAAAAACACCTTTTAACGGATGCAATAAATACATAACATCATCTTTTTGTATATATCTTATATTATCTAAATCTGTTTCTACAAAAGTGTTTCCAAGTGTAAATAAAATTAAACTTTGATTATTGTAAAATCTAAAATAACCAACCCCTAATTCAATAATAATAACATCATCTACATTAAAAATAAATTTTAAAATTCTTGTTTTTACAGAACTATACAAAACCTCATTTACATAACTTGTGCCTTTTCTTCGGTATAAATAACCTTGTGGGTGTATATCAAAATTTTCTATAAAAGAACCGCCATAAAAAAACGGCTCGTAATCTACTAATCCGTCAATATTTGAAGATAATTCGCCTGCATTAAATTTGGTTTGTATTTCATTTGTTTTCATTTTTATAATGTTCTAGCATTAATCCAATAACTATTTTCTATATATTTTTTTTGTTTATAACCAATAATATTATTCATGGCATTTTTTAAATTTATTATGTATTCTTTGTAAAATTTATTCTCTAAATCATTTGAGTTTGTTAAATCAAAACAAATTTTATAAGCTAATAATGATATAAATGTTTTTATAAAATCTACACTAAATTTACTTGCATCGCTAACTTCTCCAATATAAGTAATCATTAATTCATTTTCATTTGTTAAAATATATTCACCTTCCAATTCGTATTCTGGGTTATTATTTACTTCTATTAAACGAATAAATTTTGGATAAGTTGGTAATTGAAATTTATAAGCCCACTTATAAAGCGGCGTTTCTGTTGTTTTATTTAGAACTTGTCGAAACACCGCAAAATCCCAAGCCGTTTCACCTAATAATTCTCTTAAAGCAATATCATAAACTAAAGCAAGTGTGGTAGCTTGCTGACTTTCGTCTGTATCAATATTTTGTATTCTATTTTTACCTAGTTTTAATAATGCTAAATTGCAAATTTCGGTTTTTGATGTCATTAAATTTTATATTCAATTTTAAAAGAAACTGAACCAGCAGTAGTGCCAATTGTATTAGCTTTTAACACAATATCATATAATTTATTAGGATTTTCTATTAAAGATTCCCCAGTTAATTCCCATAAATATTTACCAACATTTGCTACTGTAATATTAGTTAAACCATTTATGTTTCTTTGAACTGTTGCAAAATTTAAACTAGATGCAAATAATGTTGCTGAAATTGGATCGGGTTCTACATTGACGGCGTTAGAAACGCTATAAAGTCCCAAACTAAAATCCGTTCCTCCAGTAATTGCAGTGCAATCAATATGTATTTGATGTATAGAAATTGCAGAAGGAACTCTTGCTATTTTCCAAGTAGAGTTAGCGGAATCTGTAGCAGTAATATTTACTAATGCAGTAATAACACTAACTTTTGCACCACTATTATTTGCAGGAGCTGTTTTATTGTTATTAAAAAAATATGGAAAATTTAAAGTTTCTGTTGAGTGTATGATAGGCATAAAAATATAAAATTATTGTTAGAAAATATAGCAATTTTAAGAGTATGGCAATTCGTTTGGATTAACGGCGCTTCTAATTCTTAAAAACTGCTCATCTCTTATTCTAGTTGCTCCATAACTAAATTCTAGGTGAACTATCGGTTGAAATGATGCGGCAGGATTTTCTGCTGTTTTAAATATAGGTTCTTCAGGTTTTACTATAGCCATAGTTTCAGGGGTAATCATATATAAATCCCTTACTTTATTGCCAACCGAACCAGTTACTTTAAAAAATAAAGGGTCTAATGTTATAAGTTGAACACCGACTATTTCTTCTATATTGCCTCCATCTAAAGTTCTTGTACTAGTATAATCAAAATTTGTTGCTTTTGCATCATTTAGTAATTGAATTTTTTCATTTTCAGTAATAAGAAGATAAGGTTTGCCAAAATTAGCACTTTTATTATTTAAACTCATTAAAGATTTTGCTAATAAAATTTTTTCTACTGTTAAACCTGTTTTTGTCCCTGCTTCTGTTTCAGCAGTGCCAACATCTACTCCAGCAGCATCCGCCCAAACTGTATATTTTTTTCGTGAAGATGCAGTTCCTAAAATATCAAATGTTGCTTTGACATTATTGCCTTTAATATCTGTAGTTGGGGCGGCAATAGCATCAAAAATAGCTTTTTCTTTTGTTCTTGCAATTGCATTTTTAAGCTCAGTCATATTTTGAGTTTGAAAAAATGCTTCAGTTCCAAATGTTTGCCCAGATTGTAAAACAATATCTCTACTATAAGTCAATTGCTTTGTAAATGAACTCCATTTATATTCTCTTTGCCAAATAGTTAAAGCATCGGGCCGTGATTGTTCATATTCGCCTTGTTTTGTATTAATTTCGGTTGTTCCAATATAATTAACTAAACCAAATTTATCTTTTGATGTTTTTTTATTTGCAGAAGATACTATTTGTTCTAATTGAGAAGTATCGTATTGAACGGCTTCGTAAAACTCTCTATTAAATTGTATTGTGTTTGCTATTGCAAGATTTGGATAATTTAATGACATAATTTAAAAATTTATTTTATAAAAATTTTGATTATTGCTACCCTTTATTTAAAAGACTATATTTAGCTACCTTTTATTTTTATGGACAATTGCATCAATATTAATATTAATATAAAAAAATTTATTTGTCAAATATAATGTTTAAAACATTAATGATTTTTGCGCTTTTTGTTTTAATTCTGATTTTTTACTAATATGTTCGTTCCAACTTAACTTTCCTTGGCGATATAAATTATCAATATTATTTAATTCTTTAGTTATATCTATTGGTGCAGTAGGGACTATTTTTTGAATAATACCTATATTACTTTCGCTAATTCTTTCGTGTATTTTATAAAATATTTTTGATAAAATAACTTGAGATTTCATATCTAAATTTTCAGTAAGAATGTTAAATTCTTCCGCTGTTGTAAATTTTTGCAATGTATCATTTGCACTTTTTACTTTTGCTTCATATTCTAAACCCCACTCTGCTTTAAATTCATCTCTTATTTTTTTATTTTGATTATATATTTCTTCGGCTTTTCTTTGGTCGTCTTCTTTAAATTGCTGTTTTAATTTTAATTCTTCTTGATGATCTGTTTTTAAAAGTTCTTCTACAAATTGTTTAGCAATTTTTGGATCGATACCAAGTTCTTTTGCTTTATTTTTGGCTACATTAAGCATACTATCTTCTAACTCGTAATCTTTTGGAAGTTCATAATTATAATCTTCTAAATTATAATTTTTTTCTTTACTTAATTCTGCTTCAAGTTCTGCTTTTGCAAGTTCTTTTGCTTTGCCAAATTGTTTATTTTTATGATAATAATCTTTTGCTAAACTATTTATATCTTTTGGAAAGTTTTTTGAATATTTATCAAAATCAGGATCGCTTCTAACGTCATCAGGAAAAAATTTGTTAAAATCAATATAATCTACAACTGGTTGAGTCTGTTGATTAAAATTTTGTTCTGTTGCTGGTTGAAAAATTTTGTCTTCCATAAATTAATTGTTTTTGTTAATGTTGTTGTTAATAAAATTAAAAGCCAATTTTAAACCAATTTGTATATGAGAAGCTAAAACATCGTCTTTTGTATATTGTTTAGCAATTAAATCTCCATTAATTAAAAAAGCCTTCATTATATAATTTAACAATTCTTTTCCACTTTCAGTAGAAAAAACATTGTTAAAAATTTGGTTTTGTTTTTCACTTATTCTAATTTGTTCTAATTGTTTTTCTTTCAAATCCATATATTATTTATTTAATTTACTTAAAGTGTCTGCATCAATATTGTTTCTTTCGCTTTCAATTTGCAGTTGTGCATTTTGGCTTTTTGCATTTCTAATTTCTTCTACATCTTCATCTTTTCTTAAAATTCTATTATCAATTTGCAATAAGTTAGTTTTTATATCAATTAATTTATCAAAATTAATTTTATCAATAACTTCAGGGTTCACTTGTGCTAAATTCATTACATTTAAAATAAACGCATCAATAGCATTGTTTTCGTTATTTTTTTGAGATTGAGTGATTGGGTTAATATATTCAACTTTAATTTTTGGTAATTGCTGATTAAATTCTATTGGAAGTTCATCAAGAATTGCATCTTCGGTTAATTCAAAAGTAATATTAGAATATGATCTTTTCCAAAGTATTTGAAAAACTCTATTTAAAATATTCTCTAAATATTCTTGCAAAGATATAGCTAAACTGCCCATAATTCTAAAACTTTCCGCTCTTAATTCTAAAATTTGTGTAGCAGTAGCTCTTGGATCGTCTAAAACAGTCAATTTATCAAGAAAAAAGATTTTTTTAATACTTTCTTTTTTATCTAAAATTAATTCAAGAACTGGTCTATAATCTACATTGCTTAACAAGGGTTTAAGTGCTTCTCCAGTGTAAGTGTTGCTATCAATTCTGTTTAAAGAGCCCGGAGACAAATCTATTTGATTTTTAAAATCTACAAATTGAATAAAAGGAGGAGTTAAAGATTTTTCACTTGCTAACATATGGTCATGAACCATTTTATTTAATGTTTTAGCATCAGGCAAAGCTAATAATGCCCTTGATGTGCCCCAAGTTTCACCAACATTTTTTGTGCCCCTACCAAATGCAATAGGGTAACTTTCAAAAAAATCTTTTTTCATTAAATAGTCGTTATTTGCATCAAGCCAATAACCAACATATGGCATATTTTCTCTATCTATTTTACTTGGATCTCTATTTTTTTGAGGAAAAATAAAATATTTTACTTCTAATTTTTTAAATTTATTTATATTAAACTCTTTTTTAATATTGTCATGAACATTATCTATTCCAAATTTACTAATAATTTGTTTTGCCGTCATTGATTGGGTAATAACACAAGTATCTATTTTGCCTTCTTCGTTTTCAGCAATTACATAATTTTTAATATGCAAAGGTTCAAAATTTAAAATAGAATTTTTACCCTCTTCTATTTTTATTGCAACATTACCAAAACAAGCAAAAAATCTTAAATTTTCAAAATGGGCAATTTCAAAATTAGAATCAGGATTGTAAATTGCATTCCATATTTTTTTTGTAGTATCTTGTAAATAATTTATTACATTATCATTACTTGCTAATTCTTCGTCTTCTGCAACAAGTCTAAACCAAATAGAGGCTTTATTTGTTAAAGTGCCATTTAATATATTTGCAAAATTATCTAAACAAGATATGCAGTGAGAATCGTATAACTCAAAAATTTCATTTCTAACATAATTATCTGTGTTAAAAAATACCCCAGCTTTATCAGGTAAAAAATATTTTGCCGTATCTTCCCAATAACCTTTATAATAAGTTTTTTCACTATCTAATTGTTCGCTTAATGTTTTTAACTCATCAATTAAGTTTTTATCTTGTTCCATTATATACCTAATAATTTTCTTCTTAAAAATTCTTTTCTTGCTTTTTCCTCAGGATCTTCTGTCTCTCCCAATAATTCTTTTTTTGCTCTTAATTGTTGATCTATTTCTCCGCCAAATAAAGTTTGCTTTCTATTTTCCTCTGCTTTAATAGCTTTGTTTGCTTCGTTTTCTGCAAAAATTCTAGTTTCTTCCGCTGCTTTTGCCTGCCTTGCTACTTCTATAGCCTGCCTTTCCGCTTCTGTTGCTTCGTTTGCGTCTTGTCTTGCTCTCATTCCAGACGCTCCAAAATCTAAACTAACAGATTTTAAAGGTTTAGTGAGACCTGTTTTATTAAGAGCTTTTTTAAACTTTTTTCCAAAACCCATAATTTAATAAATATATTTTCTGTCAATAGCTTTTACACTTTGATTAGCCATTTGTTTATTTGCTAATTTTTGAGTGTAACATATAGCTAAATACCTAAAAGCATCCGCTCCGTTTGAAGACCAGTCGTGCTTTGGAGTTATTTTAAATACATTATTTTTATTGTCAAATTCTTTTTTATAATTTGTTAAACAATTTATGCCAGTTATTGTATTACTTTCATTAAAATAACATTTTGGTAAAATTTTTCTAACTTCATCAATTCCATCTTGTCTAGGTATATTTGGGGCTAATTGAAATCTAATTCCTAATAACTCTGCTTTTTCAAACCTTGTTTTTGAATCAGATAACTCTCTTACCAAAATATCGTGAGGAGCATAATGATCTGCATAGACATAAACTTTGTTTTTAACTTCCCTAATAAAATAATCTAAACCTTTGCCAGTGCCTTCTAAATAATCAATTATTCTAATTTCATTACCAACAAATTGCGCAAACCAAATTGCCATAGCATCCGCCACACCCAAGTCCCAAAAAGTATAAACTGGTAGCAAATTATCATATTGAACATGATCGCCAATTTGTTTTTTTAATGTTAATTCTCTCATACAATCGCCATAATATGCACCTTCAATAGGATTTGTAAAACTACAATAATATTCTTGTTTAAAAAAATCTAATGTTTTACCTTCTAAAGCTATTTCTTTTTTAATTTCTTCTATTTTTTCAGCACTTAAAGCCCTTGTATCTTCTATTGTTTTAATTTCCGTATACCAAGTTTCAGGAAGTTTTGTTGCCATATTGTATAAATGATAACTATGATTTTGTCCTTTTGGAGTAAAGTTAAATAAAGCAAAACCATCATTTGCTTCAATCATTGGTTTAATAATTTCCCACGATCTAGGATCTTGGTCTGCATATTCACTAAATACTGCACCTTTAATTCCTGCCCCCCTTAAACTATCAGTATTGTCAGAGCCAACTATTTGATATATGCTACCATTTTTTAAAGTTATTCTTAATTCTTTTTGATTTATTTTGTGTATTAACTCTTTTGGTATATAATCAATATATTTTCTGCCATCACTAGTGCTTTCTTGCCAAACAGCTTTTTCACCTTGTGAGTATTTAGGGAAAATGTGCCAGTAAGTGCCAACCTTGCCATAATATGCAAAAAACAATAGTATATTTAAGCCAAACAGGTCTTTTCCTGCTCTTCTGTGCCAAATGTGTATAGCCCTTTTATAGTTCTCAAACACTAGTTTCTTAAACAAATCTAGTTGATAGTCCCTTGGTTGCCATAGGTATGGTATAGTAATTAACTTTTCGTTCAAATTTCTGCCCTCTCGAAAAATGTTATATAAAAAAATAAAAAAAAATAAAAAGCGATCCCCCCCCTAGTCAAAACAAAACATCAATTTAAAAATGACCCCCCCAGTCAAAAAATATAAAATCCACTACATGTTAACAAAATTCGGTGTCTTCCCCTGCAAATTGCTTGTTGCGTAAGCAATCAAGCAATTGAACTTCCCCGTAAGGGGAAAATTTTTTTTTACAAGATAACAACCAACCAAACAAACAACAATCAACCAAACAGTTAATTATTGCAAAACTGCAAAATGCCATAAAGTCAACAAAATAAGGTATCCGCTCGGCGGCGACACCCTCATTTTTTTTCTGCATTTTCAAGCAAATTATTTGCGAGAATTTCATTTTTGCCAGTATTGTTATTTTTCAGGCAATTTAGCCAATCTGGAGTTATAACATTAATGGCTATTTGTTCAGAAACTGGCTCTTTATAGTTCAAGTCAAGTTCAGCCCTGTTTTTGGTTTTGGCTAAATAGATTTTGTGTTGATATAATTCCGCTTGCCTGCGAACTTTTGCATTCGTTGCTCCGTCATCAATATCATTTAGGCACTGCTCCCCTTCTTCGAGTAATTGATAGCTTGCAATCTGTAAAGCTTGGGTTTTGCGTGCGCGATATTCAGGGGAGTTCAAGACCTCGCACAACCACCCCATGCTAACCCCTAATTTTAAACTAATCTCTTTATAACTTTTATTAGCTTCTAAATCTTTTATGATGCTATCAATGTTATTAATAATCTTATCTTTAACCGATAAAGGTTTTGCAATGCTATTAATCTTATTACTGGCATTATCTTTATTATTTTGTTTAGGCATTATGCAGGCGAGTTAATTATTATTATTATTATTATAATGATTATAACTTATATACGCTTTAATTTAATTTTTTTTTTTTATTTGTCAATTTTTTTTTATTGCAACCTTTTTTATACTTTCAAGGCTTTAAAATTTTTTTAAAATAATGTGAAAAAAAGTGAAAAAAGTTGTTGACAAATATTTTTTTTTGCTTTAAAATTATGTTAATAAAATTATTCTAATAAAATAATTTTGCAACTTAATTAACTTAAAAAAATATGATATTAATAGAAAACAACAAAAAACAGCAAATTAAAGATTTTTTAAGCCAATCAATAAGCATTGACTTAATTGATGGTTTAACGGATTATTGCTTGCAAGATACTTGGGAAGATAGCGAACATTTAGAAAATTATTTTACCGGTTATTTTGATGAGCTAACGGGCGAAGCCTTTGTTTATTATTATGATGCAATTGAATATTTAACCGAAAATGATCCAACTTTGCGCAACAGCGTCGAACTAGCGGCCGGGCTTGGTTACGATATAAAAAACATTGATAGTTGCACACTTGCGAATATTTTACACCAAAACGATCGCCAAAAAGATGAGTTATACAAAATAAATTTTGAAGAGCTTTTTAATCTAATAAACCAGTAGTCACCACATCACCACACACAAACCTTTTTAATAATAATAAAAAAAAATATGAAAACAGAAAATTTAATTACTTTATTTGATAATGATTATAAAACAAATATAAAAATTAATCAATCTTTACAAATTATTACAATATCACAAAATTTTTATAAAAATGGCAAAAAAAAGGGGCTGGCATCTTGGGATTATAAATATTATTTTTTTAATGATGATTTAATTTATAATGACTTTATAAAACAATATCAAAATATTGAAATTAAACACACTAAAAAAAACCTTGCGTTTGTTAGTCAATTCGTCGGAGGCGATAAATTTATTTTATCAAGATTAAATTTAACTAACTAACTAAAAAACTAAAATTAATAATTATATGACAACAAACTTTTTTAATAAACATTATCAAAACCTAGATGAGCTAAAAAAAGATTATAAAAAATTATGCTTTAAAATGCATCCCGATCTCGGGGGAGATCATTTTTCTTTTGTTGCAATGCAAAATGAATATGAGGTTATTTTTAATGATATAGCAACTCCTGAATCTGATAAGCCTGCCGAGATCATGGGGGCTTTGGATGATTTAAGCTTTTTATTTGATCATGATGGCTTGGAAATTTTAATCACTGGGAGATGGTTATGGTTGGATTTTGCAGCGAAGCCCAGTTTAGAGGTTATTGAGCGAATAAAAGATATTGGCTACTTTTGGTCAAAATCAAAAAAAATGTGGTATTTTGATTGCACTGGAAAAGCTAAAAAAAGAAAAAGAAAAAGAGTTGCCGCCAAGCCTTGGCACGACATAGTATTGACTTACGGGCTGGATAAATTACAAAACAAAAAACAGCTTGCTTAATTAATATTTAAAAAAAAATAAAATATATGAACTTTACATTAATAAAAAAAATAACAATTACAAATAAAAAAGATTTTCTAAACACTTTGAAAGTTTTCAATTTAAATAAAGAAAAACATTTACCTACTCTGCAACAAACTTATTTTATAATTGATTATTATAAAAAATTATTAACTATAAAAAATACCGATCAAGATACTATTTTGACAAACATTTTCACAATTAAAACCGATCTTGCTTTGCCAAGTGAAGAATTTTTAGTTGAAACAAAACAATTATTTAGTGCTTTGACTAGTTGTAAAAAAATGGATAGTTTAGAATTTACAATAGGCGAAACGGCTATTGGCATCGGAGCATTTATGATACCGATTAAGAAGTTTCAAGATTTCGATAATGGTGCGCAAGATGCATTTGATATAGGCAGAGTTACCAACTTTAAAGATAATAAAAATTTATTAGAATTTAAAATTAATGGAGATCTTCTTATAAAAAACATTAAACATAGCTTAAATTTTGTAAGTAATGATGAGACTAGACCATATTTGCAAGGCGTGGCCATAAAATTTAAAGATAATGGGCTTGGTTTTTATGCGACCACTGGTCATGTATTAATAAAAATAAATAATTTTGATAATTTAGGTACTATTGACAATTCGAATAACAATTTTTTTATTTTACCTACTGAATTATGTAAAAAAATTAATGGTAGTGCAGATATTTTAAATAATGATGTAAAAATTATTTTTAAAAAATATTCTGTTACAATCACTTCTGATAATTTTAGAATAGACGCTAGGTTAATAGATGCAGAATTCCCTGAAGCGGATAAGGTTATACCAAGGGAGGAATGGATAAAAATTAAAATAACAACCGACTTAAAAAATTTTATTGAAACTTTAAAAATGGCTAACAAAATTGATAATGATAATAAACATAATGCATTAGAATTTAATTTAATTAATCATAATAGATTTTTATTAACTAAAAAAAATAAAGACACTATTATGTTTCAAGCCCCTTTGGATGCTAGTTGCCAAGATGCAACCGATTTTAAAATAGGTTTAAATAATAAATTTTTATTAAAATTTATTGAAACCTATAAAAATTTTACAAATGAAAGTAATATTGTTTTAAATTTTCAAGATGCCTACTCCCCGTTAAAAATAGAATGTGTAGATGGCAATCAAGCAATTACAATGACTTTAATGCCGTTAAGATTATAACAAACTAACCACCACATCACCACAAATAAACCAAAACTTTTTTAAAAAAAAGTTAAAAAAACACTTGACAACTATTTTTATCTTATTAAAATATACATAACAAAATTAAAAAGCATTTTTGATTTTGATTTAACTTATTAAAAAACTATATGAAAAATAAAACAACTAAAACACTTTTTACCAAAGAATTTATTGATAACCTTGAATTTTTAATAAAAAATCAAAATGCTGCAGAAGAGTATGAAGAAAATCTTACATATCACGGACTTGGCGGTTTAGATCCAGATGGCTACTGGACATATAGCCAAGAATTAAGAGATTTAGCCGAAAAATTTGAGGATCTTTTTGAAGAGGTAAAACAACAAATTAATGATTATTATAATACTGATTTTACAGAGTTATATGATTTTCTTGAAGAGAATAGAAGTACTAATTATTGCAATTTAGAAGCAAATTTGATTGAATGTTTAGAAACTTACATAGCGGATTAACTAACCACCACCACACCACAAACAAACCCTTTTAACAACTTAATTAACTTAAATAAAAAATTATATGCAAAAAATAAAAACCTATTTTAATAAAAACAACTTTTCTTTTGAAACTCTTTTTTATCACGAACATTCGGGCACATTTACCAAAAAAAAGCACAAAAGTTTAAATAAACTTATTGAATTTAGCGGTTTTATAAGTCTTTTTTTAATTATGGCTATTTTATTTTTATTAAGCTCTTGCAAAGAGGAGCAAGTTTTAGAGCCTATAAAAGATACAGGAGGAACTCTAATTGAGGTTTATAAGCAAGGTACAAACAAGGTTTATAGCCAAGGCACAAAAAACTTGAAATTTTTTATTTTCAAAAAACAAAAATTATTTAACTAATCATTACAAATAACTTTATTTATTAACTAATAACAAGTAAAATTATGAAACAAACAAAATCTCCATCAAAAAAAAGACAAGAAGCTTTAAATTTATTTTTCGACTATTGTTGCGAAACTTACAAAAATAACCTTAAAGGCAATAATAAGCTATTGCAACAAGTTTATAATATTATTATTGCTAAAATGCACGGCGAGGGTTATATGGATTTATTTTATGGCAACACTAGAAACAACGGAATTTATATAAAAGCATTGCAAGATTTTTGCCAAAACAAACCAATTAAAGGTGAGGTATTTAGAAATTGGAAAATTCGCCAAACATCAAACGAAATAATTAAACTAATTAACGAAAAATTATAAATATATGAAATACGAACAAAATTTAAAAAAAGTATTATTAACAACCGATTTTATTTATAATAAATTAACAAATAAAAATTTAATAAAAATCATAGAATATTATAGCATTAATTTAAAAAGTAGCTTCCCTGGTGAAGACGGCTTTGCGGAGCTGGTGACTGATTTGTTAGAAGATTGCATAAGCTTAAAAGATATTCCATTAACAAATTTTTTTGAGCTTACTAATACAATTTATAGGGAAGGCGATTTTATTTTTGATACACAAACAAACCAAGCTATATGCGAAATTGAAGGTAACACGTGGGGGGCGATTAATTATGTTGCAAAATTTACCATAATCAAAAACATTATTAATACTACTTTAAATGATTAAATTATTTAAAAAGTACTTGACAATTATTTTTTAATAACTTAAAATTATAAAGACGGCAATTTTTAATCCCCTTGCCGTCACTTAATAACTTAAATAAAAAATATATGAATAATTACTATAAAGCAACGGTTATTGATAATCTTTACATTAACCAAGAAAGCCGAGATTTTATTGATAAAATGCAAGCAGAAGGCTATAAATACATTATTAAGTCAAAAAACCAAGGTTATTTTGAACTTGAATTTATGGTGGCAAATGAAATTTTCGATGGTATAAAAAACTGCCTTATCTGGAAGCAAGATAAAATTTATTATAATTTATTTAATGAATTTTTAGGTTTATATTACCACGGAAAGCATCATTACCCTAACGATCAATATGTTTTTAAAAAATAATTAACAAAAAATTATAAAAATATGAAAAATAAAGATTTTAGTAATCAAAACTTGCAAGGCAAAGATTTTAGCGGACAAAACTTGCAAGGTGCTGATTTTAGAGGTGCTAATTTAAAGTATGCTGATTTTGAAGGTGCTATTTTAGCGGAGCTAATTTTAGAGTGGCTAATTTTAGATATACTGATTTAAGATTTACTAATTTAAAAGGTACCATTTTAGAAAATAAAAAACTAATTAACAAAAAATTATAAAAATATGAAAAACGATTTAAAAAAAACAATAAAATTTAGAGCTTGGGATAACTTAACAAAAAAAATGATAAGCCACGAGCAAGTTTTAAGGCATTTTCACGGGTGCTATGAGATAGATTTTGATCCATTCCAAGACGAGCATTTAACTTATATGCAATTTACTGGCTATACAGATATAAACGGAGTCGATATTTATGAGGGAGATATTGTTAAGGGGCGAGGATTTACTTTTACAGTTACTTCTGATTTTAGAGTAAAAAACGATAATATAGTAAAAATAATTAGCAACATTTTTGAAGCAAAGTAATATGGCAAAATTAACTAGAAAAAAAGAGTTTCCATTTTAAAATTGACAATTAAAAAATATAATTTAAAATTAACCTTGGCAGACTTTTTAATCCCCAGTCTGCCAAACAAAAGGAGCAGTAATGCAAAAACAAAGTAATTCAAGTGAAGTTATTATGGATTTATTAGAAGATTTACTAACAGAAGAAACAAAAAAGCTTGTAGGATACATTATGCCTATACTTGAAGCTGAAAAAATTTCACCGACTAGTAAAATCAATATAAAATCTATTTTATGGAACTATAAAGACAATTTAAAAGAAAAGTTAATCAAGCAAAATTATGACAAATCAAACAACAATCAATAAGTCTTTTTTACTACACAAGGATAGTTTATCAATTCTTAACCAGCTAACCGAAGAGGAGGCAGGTAAGCTATTTAAAGCTATCTATGATTATCAAACAAGCAATATTTTGCCACAAGATAGATTTATAGCTATTATTTTTGAACCATTCCTAAACCAGTTTAAAAGAGACGAGCAAAAATATCAAAATGTTGTTGAAAGAAACAAAATCAATGGTGCAAAAGGAGGTAGACCAAAAACCCAAATAAACCCACTGGGATATTTGGGAACCCAAAATAACCCAAGCAAACCCAAAAAAGCCGATAGTGACAGTGATAGTGATAGTGATAGTGTTACAGATAAAGATAAAGATATAAATATATCTATATCTAATAAACCTAATAAAGAAATACATGTCGGTTTTGAAAATGATTTTCAAGAATTATGGCAACACTATACACCAGTAGTTGTAAGTAATGGCACTTTTACAAGCAAAGGTTGTAAAAATACAGCTTTAAAATCTTATAACAAAGCAAGAGCTAAATTCTCGCATCAAAAAATAATGGATTGTTTAGAATTATACTTGAAAGATTGCAAAAAGAATAACCGATATACTAAAAATGTAGCCACTTGGCTTAATCAAACAATGCAAGATGGTTTCAAAACTCACGAAGTATTGCTAGTTAATGCCGAACCGATAAAACCAACTTTTTTAACCAAGCAACAACAATTGGAGCATAGACAAAAAGAGCAAGAGGAACGTTTATCAAAAATTTATGACAACCAGTAATATGAAAATTTTAGATTATAAAGTTTTTAAACAAAACTACAACTTGATAAAAGATAATTTTTTTGCAAGCAAAGAAGAGTCTGATGCTAAAATTATAATGATTTACGAAGCACTAGCCGATAAATTGACTAATAAAATGTTTCAAGAGCATACTAGCCACATCATACTCAATACAACCACCAAAGAGTGGAATGATGCTTATGGTTATCAAGGTTGCCCTGCTGTTGCAGACTGGCTAAAATCTTTTTTGCCAAAGAAAATTGAAAAAAGTAAATATGAAATTTGTAAAATTAGCGGAGCTAGATTGGTAAGATATTATCTTGACTACCCAGACGATTATTTACAAGAAATTAAAAACCATCAAAAAAGGTTGCAACTAAATAGCGAAAAAAAGCAATTAGAAGGGCAACAAGCAATACAAAATCAAAAAAATATACAAACATACATAAAACAAATTAACAATAACTTAAAATCAAAATAATATGAAAGAAAGAATAATCACACAAAATAACAACTTCTGGCTACAAGAAGATTTATACAAGCATATTGATGAGCTTATGCTAAAATATTACAATGATGCAAAAAATCATTTTTTTATTGAAACAGCCAAAAAAGAATGTTGGTTTGGTTGGCACGATAGCAGATCGGATTATGGCTTTTGTGGTTTTATGCGAACAAATTTATTGCATCAAGTAGTTATTTTAAATAAACTTGGCAATTCTATTGTAGTGCCAGTTAATCACGGTTGCTTTATGTTTTTATTTAAAAGCGACTGGTTTCAAAACTCGGTCTTGCAAAATGGTTTTATTAGCTTTCAATTATACCCGAAATGGTGCTTGGAGGTTATAAAAACTAAAAATTATTATCAACCAAAACAATTTTACGAAAAATTATGAAATACCTTATAAAATCTTGCTTAATCTTGCTAATTATATTTTTTGAAACAATGTTATGTTTTGCTTTTGCATTTAACAGCATAGCAATGTTTGTGGCAATAATGACTATTTTTAATAGTTTTTTAATTATTACATATTTTGGCTTTAATTTAAACATTAATAACGAAAAAGATATTGACAACTAAAAATAACTAATTAAAATTTACCTTGCCGTTTGCTATTTACGAATAGATTTGAAAATAAACCAAACGGCAACTTAATAACTTAAAATAAAATAATATATGAAAATAATAACAGATAAAAATGAGGCATTAGAATTAATAAAAAAGGAACCAAAAATTTTTCTTTTGTGTAGTGATGAGTTACAAGCAGATAAAGAAGTAGTGTTGGAGTTTTTCAAGCACAATGGTTATACTTTGCCAGGTGCATTACGAGATGATTTTGAGATTGTAAAAATTGCAGTCGAACAAAATGGCTTGGCTTTGAGAGATGCTAATGAGCGGTTACAAGATAATGGAGAGATTGTAGAAATTGCAGTTAAGCAAAATGGTGAGGCTTTACAATATGTTAGCGATAAATTGCGAGACGATCCTGAGATTGTAAAAATTGCAGTCAAGCAAGATGGTTGGGCTTTAAAATATGCTAGCTGGGAATTGCGAAACGATAAAGAAATAGTTATGGAGGCTGTCAGGCACAATGGTTTTGCTTTAAAATATGCAAGTAAAGAATTGCGAAACGATATAGAGGTGGTTTTGGAAGCTGTAAAAAGAAATGGCTGGGCTTTACAATATGTTAGCGACCCATTAAGGGGAGATAAAGAGGTTGTTTTAGCAGCGGTTAAACAAGATGGTGAGGTTTTAGCATATGCTAGCCCGTATTTACAAATTGCCATTAGGGCACTGCAAAAATTAACTAACAATTAAAATAAAAATATATGACATATACAAACAAAGATCAATTTATTAACATTTTAAAAAAATTCCAACATAGCTTTATTTTTCAATTTGTAAGTCCAGAGTTGAAAAAAAATCGTGAATTTGTTTTGGAAGTGTTAAAAATAAATGGTTTGGTTTTAGAATATGTAAGCCCCGAGTTTCAAGCAGATCCCGAGTTGGTTTTGGTAGCAGTTAAGCAAAATGGTGATGCTTTTAAATTTGCAAGCCAAAAATTAAAAGAAAATCGTGAGTTT